CTATCGCCCCCGCTAAACGGCCGAAAGGTGTGCGCAAGCAACGCCGCGACGACACTTCGTTCACGGAGTACGCCGAGGGCGGTGCGACATCACAGGTGAACGAAGCGGGCAACTACACCAAGCCGGGTATGCGCAAGGCACTCTTTGAGAGAATCAAAGGGCAAGCTACGCAAGGCACAGGTGCAGGGCAGTGGTCGGCCCGCAAAGCACAGCTTCTGGCGAAGCAGTACAAGGCCAAGGGCGGCGGGTACCGAGACTGACATGAAAGCCCCGCAGCAGTCTCTCAAGGCTTGGACAGACCAGAAGTGGCGTACCAAGTCAGGCAAACGCTCGTCGGATACCGGAGAACGGTATCTACCCGAGGCTGCAATCAAGAGTCTGTCCTCTTCTGAGTATGCCGCCACCACCCGTGCTAAACGCGCAGGCAAAGCGGCCGGCAAGCAGTTTGTGAAACAACCCAAGGGTATCGCCCAGAAGACTGCGAGGTTTCGGTGACAACTTCAGGCGTAGCCGCGTTCAACCTTGACCTCAACGACATCGTTGAGGAAGCCTTTGAGCGGTGCGGAGGAGAACTTCGCACGGGCTACGATCTTCGCACGGCTCGTCGCAGTCTCAACCTGCTCTTCGCGGATTGGGCTAACCGTGGCGTCAACATGTGGACCTTCGAGCAGCGGGTAATCCCGCTCGCGACAGGGCAACCCACATACGCGCTTCCGGACGACACGGTGGATCTTCTTGAGCACGTGATCCGCACGAGCCCGAATCTGCCGAACAACCAAGCAGATCTGACGATCACCCGAATCAGTGTCAGCACCTACGCGACGATCCCTAACAAGTTGATTCAGGGCCGTCCGATTCAGGTCTACATCCAACGGTTGACGGCGCAGGATTCCACGCTGCCGGGTACGCTGCAGGCCAACATCAGTTCGAGTGCGACGACGATTCCTGTCACCTCAATGGCGGGTATCCCCAACGCCGGGTTCATCACGATTGGCTCGGAGTTGATCGGGTTCAACGAATTCACCCCCGCATCAGGTGGCAACCCCGCGTATCTGTTGAACTGCACGCGTGGGCAAGGTGATACCACGGCTGCTTCGCATACGCTGGGAGCCCCCCTGATCCTGTCCCAGAAACAAAGCATTACGGTGTGGCCTACGCCGAATGCTGGGACCGAGTACCAATTCGTGTACTGGCGACTGCGCCGACTGCAGGATGCGACGAACTCGGGTACTAAGGGCTTCGATGTGCCGTTCCGTTTCCTGCCATGTCTGGTGGCAGGGCTGGCGTACTACCTTGCGTTGAAGCTACCCGATGCGATGGACCGCCTGCCCATCCTGAAACAACAATACGACGAGGCGTGGCAGATTGCCGCCGATGAGGACCGCGAGAAAGCCGCGATCCGTCTGGTGCCCCGCCCGATGTTCCTCGGGGGTGGGGGGATGTAATGGGTAACCGCTTCGCGTCCGGTAAATATGCCATCGCACAATGCGATCGGTGCGATTTCCGGTTTAAGCTCAAGCAACTTCGTAAAGAGATCATCAAGACCAAGAACTACAACCTCTTGGTCTGTCCTGCTTGCTGGGATCCAGACCACCCTCAGTTGCAGCTTGGTATGTACCCTGTGGACGACCCACAGGGACTGCGTGACCCCCGCCCGGACCGCAGCTACGTGCAGTCAGGCAACACCGGGCTTCAGCTTACCCCCACGACGGCAACGACCAAAGATGGTGTGGGTCTGCCAAGCGAAGGTAGTCGAGACTTCCAGTGGGGGTGGAACCCCGTGGGCGGTGCCCGGGCCGATGATGCGGGGCTGACCTTGAACTACTTGGTCTTGACCGTGCAAATTGGTACAGTCACAGTTGTTACGACTTAGGAGTCGATCATGCAAGCCAAGAAAGCCGTGCACGCGCACGAGCGCAACATGCACCCGGGCAAGCCGCTGACCAAGCTCGCCAAGGGCGGTAAGACCAACGAGCAGATGCGTACCATGGGGCGCGGGCTCGCCAAGGTCGCTAACCAGAAGAAATCGGTGCGCAGCGTGCGCGCCACGGGGATCTGACATGGCTAAGCCCGCACAGAAAGCCCCGCAAGGCTCGGAACTCTCGCAAGTAAACATGTCTGTAGGCAACATCTCCCGACATGCGCAACCGGCTCCCAAGACCTCGGGCGTGAAGACGCGCGGCAACGGAGCAGCAACCAAAGGGACCACGGCTCGCGGTCCGATGGCCTGACATGGACTACACGGCGCTGAGCGCGGCAATTGTCGCGTATACGGAGAACACGAGCAGTGACTTTGCTGCTCAAATTCCTGTCTTCGTCAATCAGGCGGAGCAGCGCATCTACAACTCGGTGCAGTTCCCAACCCTGCGTAAAAACGTCACGGGCTCGACCACTATAAGCAACAAGTACCTCCAATGCCCTGATGACTTCCTAGCCGTGTACTCCATGGCGGTCATTGACGCGGGTGGGGCGTACGAGTTCTTGCTGAACAAGGATGTCAACTACATCCGGCAGGCGTACCCCGATCCGACGGATGAGGGAATCCCCAAGTACTACGCGCTCTTTGGGCCTCGGTCCACTGACGCTAAAGAGTTGACGTTCCTCCTCGGACCGACTCCTGACGCTGCGTATTCTATCGAACTGAACTACTTCTTCTACCCCGAGTCAATCACGACCGTTGTAGGAGGACGTACTTGGTTGGGCGATAACTTCGATTCGGTGCTGTTGTATGGTTCGCTTGTGGAGGCATACACCTACATGAAAGGTGAAGCCGACATGATGACGCTCTACAACCAGAAATACACGGAAGCCTTGGCACTTGCCAAACGCCTTGGTGATGGGATGGAGCGCGGGGATGCGTACCGCAACGGCCAGTACCGGCAACGGGTGACCTGATATGCCGATCCAACAAGGGGCCACTAACGCGTTCAGGACGGGGTTGGCGACAGCATCGTTCAACTTCAACTCGGACACGTTCAAGGTCGCGCTCTATTCGGGTGCGGCGGATCTCGGCCCCACTACGGCAACGTACACCACTGCGAATGAGATCTCGGGCACGGGCTACGTGGCTGGGGGTGAGACGTTGACCGTATCGGTAGTCCCAACTACCGGCGCTAATCCGAACAACACTACGACGTACCTGTCGTTTGCCAACGTCACGTGGAACCCGGCGGCGTTTACTTGCCGTGGGGCTCTTATCTACAAGTTTGATGGTGTGACTAACCCCACCGTCTGCGTCCTCGATTTCGGGGCGGACAAAACTTGTACGACCACTTTCACGGTACAGTTCCCGGCCGCTACGAGCGCTGACGCGATCATTCGCATTGCGTAAAGGAGTCTGTCCATGTGGACGCCCGTCACGACTACCCAGAACGCAAACTGGCAGGTTGTTACTACTACGCAATCGCCGGGTTGGGTGGCAATCAACACCCAATAGGAGCCTTGAATGACTGTCAACTACACTTCCCTGCTGGCCCTCGGGCAACCTGTAACGGGTACTGAAAACGGTACTTGGGGTGATGATGTCAACAACGCTATCACTTCGTACCTTGATATCGCGATTGCTGGCACGCTGAACCTGCCGGGTGCGAGTTTCACGGCCGGGGCGTTGACGCTTGCCAATACCCAAGGCACCAGCACTGCGACCAACATCAGCAGCACCACGGCTCAGTACGCAGTCTTGCGTATCTCCAGCCTGTCGGTCAACTCCACGATCACTGCCCCCTCGTCCAGTCGGATCTATCTGGTTGACAACGCGGATGCAACCTACACGGTAACGATCAAAGCCTCCGGTCAAACCGGCTACACGGTTGCCACCAACACCCGCGCGTGGGTGTACTTCAACGGTACTGACTACGTACTGGCGAGCACGAACGATGTCTCCAAACTCGTGGGGGTGCTCGCTGCCGCAAACGGCGGTACTGGACAAAGCAGCTACGCAGTCGGGGATCTCCTCTATGCGAGCGGAACGGCGACGCTTGCCAAACTTCCTGATGTAGCCACCGGCAACGCGCTCATCTCGGGTGGGGTGGGTGTAGCTCCCAGCTACGGCAAAATCGGGCTTACGACCCATGTAAGCGGCACACTACCTGTCGCCAACGGGGGCACCAACGCTACCGCCACACCAACAGCCGGCGCAGTCGCTTACGGTACGGGCGCGGCGTATGCATTCACCACCGCAGGAACGTCGGGTCAGCCTCTGCTAAGTGGGGGTGCGGGAGCACCTACGTTCGGGACTCTTGCTGCTACTGTGGGGGGCACGGGGCAGACAACGTATGCGGTTGGCGACATCCTGTTTGCCAGCACAACCACGGCCTTGTCGAGGCTTGCTGGGGTTGCCACGGGGAACGCGCTCATCTCGGGTGGTGTGGGGGTGGCCCCCAGCTACGGCAAGATCGGCCTGACGACCCACGTAAGTGGGACGCTCCCCATTGCAAACGGCGGCACCAACGTCACGACAACCCCCGCCAACGGCCAACTGCTGATCGGTAACGGTACTGGGTACACGGTAGCCAACCTCACTGCGGGTACTAACGTCACCATCAGCAACACCGCAGGCGGCATCACCATCAATGCGTCGGGCGGTACTTCTCTGGCTGGACAGACAGATACCGCTTCGCCGTTTGAAACCTCGCTAGGGCATCAGGCCGGCAACGCCAATACCGGCGTCAACAATACCTTCATTGGGTATGAAGCTGGGCTTGGGAATACTACCGGCACTAACAACACCGCAGTCGGCTTTCGAGCACTAGATGCCAACACTACCGGGGTCCAGAACGTCGCGGTAGGCAGCAACGCCCTTGGGGCGAACACTACTGGGATAGACAACGTCGCTGTCGGTCACCAAGCGTTACTGTCATCTACAGTTGCGCGGTACAACGTCGCGGTAGGCGCGTACGCGCTTGATGCAAACACCACTGCGGAGTTCAACGTCGGGGTAGGGTGGGGGGCACTAACTGCGGCAACTACCGGCGGTGAAAATGTGGGTATCGGCGGGTATGCGCTTGAGTCTATTACTACAACTACTGGAGTTGTGGCTATTGGATATCGGGCGATGCGCAACGCCACTGGGGGCAATAACTCTGTAGCTATTGGTGGGTCCGCGCTTTCTCAAAACACGGGAGCGGGTAACGTAGCTGTCGGTAACAGTGCGTTGCTATCCAATACGTCCGGCACCAATAACGTTGCAATGGGCTATATCGCCCTTGGGGTAAACACCACCGGAATCAACAACACGGCTGTTGGCTTTCAAGCGCTGGACGCGAACACTACCGGGAGTGAGAACGTCGCGGTAGGCAGCAACGCGCTTGGGGCGAACACCACCGGCATTTATAACGTAGCAACTGGCCCCGATGCGCTGCGAACTAATACAACTGGTAATTACAATATTGCGTCTGGATATGCGCTGCGGGACAACACCACAGGTAGTAACAACATTGGCATCGGACACGCTGCGCTTCTAGCTAACACCACCGGCGATAACAACACCGCTATCGGCCATCAAGCACTGGATGCAAACACGACCGGAGTGCAGAATGTCGCGGTAGGCAGCGGCGCTCTTGGGGCGAACACTATCGGAGCCTACAACACCGCTGTTGGTTTTGCCGCGCTAGGGCTAAGCACAACTGGATCTTATAATACCGCAGTTGGGTATTTTGCCCTCTACGCCAATACTACCGGTATTAACAACGTCGCTGTAGGCCTCCAAGCGCTGGACGCGAACACGACCGGCACTAACAACACCGCCATGGGCGTTAATGCCCTTGGGGCGAACACCACCGGGTCTCAGAATGTCGCGGTAGGCAGCAACGCGCTGTTTGTAAACACGGCTAATAGCAACACCGCCGTCGGTTTCCAAGCGATGGACGCCAACACCTCCGGGGATGTTAACACGGCTATGGGCGTTAATGCCCTTGGCGCAAACACTACGGGGAGCACAAATTCTGCTTTCGGGGTAGAAGCACTATTTAGCAATACGACCGGGATTCGCAACGCTGCGTTTGGTAATGGCGCTGCATACACTAACACCACTGGCAACTATCTTGTCGCTGTGGGCGTCTTCGCGCTGGCTTCTAATACTACCGGTGCGGATAATACCGCAGTTGGATACGGCACGCTGTACACTAACACCACTGGAACCCGGAACGCCGCAGTCGGCTTCCAAGCGCTGTACGCTAACACCACCGGCACTGACAACACCGCAGTCGGCTTCCAAGCGCTGGATGCGAACACCACCGGAATTCAGAATGTCGCGGTAGGCAGCAGCGCGCTTGGGGCGAATACCACCGGCACCAACAACATCGCAGTCGGGTATCAGGCCGGCGATGGTATTACTACTGGTACTCAAAATACCATTCTCGGCACAGGTGCAGCCTCCAGCGGCACCAACGACCTAACCACCGGCTCCAACAACACGATCATCGGGTACAACGCCGCCGCAACTAGCGCTACGGTCAGCAACGAAATCACGCTGGGTAACTCCAGCATCGCCACGCTGCGCTGCCAAGTCACGACGATCACGGCGCTCTCGGACGCCCGGGACAAGCGCAACATCAGCGATCTGCCGGCGGGCCTGACCTTCGTGAACGCGCTGCGCCCGGTGGCCTTCGAGTGGGCCATGCGCGATGGTGGCAAGGTAGGCGAACAAGACACCGGGTTCATCGCCCAAGATCTTGTGGCCGTGCAAGAACAGACCGGTGTCGAAATCCCCGGGCTCGTGTACGCTTCCAACCCTGAGCGTCTTGAGGCTGGCTACGGCAAACTGATCCCCGTGCTGGTCAAGGCCATTCAGGAACTGTCAACTGAGGTGCGTAACCTCAAAGCCCAACTAGGAGTCTAATGATGGATGAACTCACCCCCGAGCAGATCGCTCAACACTACCGGGCGCTGGGCGACAGCGTCTGGCTCGTCAATGCCGTCATCAACGGGGAGATCATGAAGGGTGCCCCCGCTGCGGAGAAGAAGAGCACGGTCGATCGCAACGTGGCGCATCTGGAAATGATGCGGGCCAAGGACTACTGGACCGACGAGGACTTCACCGCCGTCGATGCCGTGATTGTCGCCGGCAAAGCATATGCAGGTTGAACCCACCCCCCGGAAAGTGCTGATCGCCACGCCGGCCCACGACGGCCGGCTGGATGTTTGGTACACCAACTCGCTGGTCAACACCATCCGCGTGGCGCAGGCCAACAACGTCTTCGTCCACCCCGTGTTCATGAGTTATGACGCGCTTGTGCAGCGGGCGCGCAATGACCTGTTTCGGCTTGCGGTGGAAGGCGACTACGACGACATGATCTTCATCGACTCCGATATGGAGTGGAACCCGCTGTGGATCATGGAACTTCTGTCCCGCCCGGAAGAAGTCATTGGGGGTACGGCCCGTAAGAAGACCGATGAAGCCGAGATCTACGTGCTTAAGACCCAAGACCTGACGCCGCACGAAAACGGTTTGATCAAGTGTGATGGTCTAGGCACTGGCTTCGTCAAGCTTAGCCGCAACGCGTTCGTGGCTCTATGGGACACGAGCCCGGAGTACCGCAACGAGAACCGGACGGGGCGCATGGTCTGTGACGTGCAGATCATCGACGGCGAACTGTGTTCGGAAGACACGGTGCTGTTTCAGAAACTACGCGTGCTCGGGTTTGACTGCTGGCTGCACCCGCAGATGACCTGTGTACACATTGGCACGAAGAAGTTCTACGGTAACTTCGAGGCGTGGTTGAGCCGCATCTCTGAACAGGCGGCATAAGGAGTAGAGCATGTTTGAGCTTCTTGGCGGGGGGATTCTTGGGTCGCTGATTGGCGGTGCGTTTCGGCTCGCCCCCGAGGTGCTGAAGTGGCTTGACAAGAAGAACGAACGCGCCCACGAACTCGCAATGTTTGACCGACAGTGCGAACTAGAAGCTCAACGCGGGGCTCAGAAGCTCCAAGAAATCGGTGCACAGCGCGACATGGCCGTGGACATGGGCGTCATGGATGCCTTCAAAGCCGCGATCGACCAGCAAGCTGACATGGTCAAGGCCGCAGGCAAAGGCTGGGTGGCTAGTCTCTCCGCGTCTGTGCGCCCAGTGGTGACTTACTGGGTGCTGTTCCTGTGGTCGTTTATCCATGCGTGGTTCGCCTTCACGGCGTATGCGGCCGGCGCGACCCCCAAGGAGGTGTTCGTGACGATGATGACCGCGGACTTCGCCGCGCTCGTGGCCGGTACAATAAATTACTGGTTCATGGACAGAACTTTGGCTAAGCGCGGGTTGGCATGAACCTCGACATTGCCGTCGAACTGTGCAAACACTTTGAGGGGCTGAAGCTCAAGCCCTACGTTTGCCCTGCCGGGGTGCCAACCATCGGCTATGGTTCGACGTTCTACGAGGACGGCCGGCGGGTCTCAATGGATGACCCGGCAATCACGCAGCAGCGCGCAGAAGAACTTCTTCGATGGGAACTCCGTAACTGCGCCTCGTCAGTGGCCCGGCTATGCCCGGAGTTGTTTGCGTGGAGTGTGATGAACGGCACATGGCGTGCCTTCAACGCGGTTGCAGACTTCACCTTCAACTTGGGCTCCGGGCGGCTGCAAACTTCGACGCTGCGCCGCAAGCTGCGCGCACTCGACTGGGAAGGCTCCAAGGAGCAACTGGCGCTGTGGGTGCGTGGGGGCGGGCGCGTGCTGCCCGGTCTTGTGCGTCGCCGCAAAGCTGAGGCGGCGCTTCTCTAAGCGAGGCAACTGTGCCCCTGTCAAAGTACATATTCAAACCCGGGGTTAATCGGGAAAACACGCGGTACACCACCGAGGGTGGGTGGTACGAGTGCGACAAGATCCGCTTTCGGCAAGGCAATCCGGAGACGATTGGTGGGTGGTCACCGTTTTCGCTGAACACGTTTCTTGGGGCGTGCCGGTCGCTTTGGAACTGGGTGACCCTGCAGAACGACAACCTGATTGGGGTGGGGACCAATCGCAAGTTCTATGTCTGTAGCGGGGGTGCGTTCAACGATATCACCCCAATTCGTCGCACTGTCACGCTTGGCACCGACCCGTTCACCGGAAACGGAACTACGACTGTGGTGGTCACCGACGCTGGGCATGGCGCGGTCAACGGAGACTTCGTTACGTTTAGCGGCGTGACGGGAACCTACGCCTCGTTGTTGAACGGTGAATTTGCGATAACTTATATCAACGCCAATTCGTACTCGATCACGGTGTCTAGCGCCATACCGGCCGGGGCCACTGGGGGGTCTGCAGTTGTTGCGGCGTACCAGTTGAACACCGCTCCGGCGTTCGCTACTCCCCTTGTCGGGTGGGGTGGCGGGGCTTGGGGTTCGGGGGTTTGGGGGTTCGGCGGGACTTCCGTTACGGCCTTGCGGCTCTGGTCGCAACAGAACTACGGGGAAGATCTCGTCTTCGGCCCACGCGGCGGGGGGATGTACTACTGGGAGCCTTCCGGGGCGACGTTCAACCGGGGGGTTCTGTTCAATACGCTGGGCGGTACGGTGACGTTTACGGTGGCTTCGCCCACCGAGATCACGCTGACAAACGAGCTTTCGGAAGGCACCGCGATTCAGTTCAGCGTATCCAGTGGGGGCACCCTACCCACAGGCATCAGCGCGGCTACGACGTACTACCTCTTCAATGTGGCGGGGTTGACCGCCAACCTGCTTGACACCGCAGGAAATCTGGTCAACGTCACGGGCGCGGGCAGCGGCACCTTCTCCATCTCGCTGCTGGTTGACGTACCTACCGTGCAGAACCTGATTTTCATCTCTGCGACTAACAGGTTTGTTTTCGCCATGGGGTGCAACGACTACGGGTCGGCCACACAAGATCCCATGTTGCTGCGCTGGTCAGATCAAAACAACCTTCTGGAGTGGACACCCGACGCGTCCAACCAAGCGGGCAGTGTCCGGCTCTCGCACGGCTCCGAGATCCTCACAGCGGTCCAAACACGCCAAGAGATCGTAGTATTCACCGACTCCACGGTCTACTCGCTGCAGTATCTGGGGCCTCCTATTGTGTGGGGTACGCAACTGCTGGGAGATAACATCTCAATCGCCAGCCCCAACGCGGCAATCATCGGTTCCGGGGTCGTGTATTGGATGGGGGTGGATAAGTTCTACCAGTATGACGGGCGGGTGCAGACTCTGAACTGCGACCTTCGGCGGTTCATCTTTAGCGACTTCAACCAGACGCAGCGTGCGCAAGTCTACGCCGGCACAAACGAGGCGTTCAACGAAGTGTGGTGGTTCTACTGTTCCGCCAACTCCAACTATGTTGATCGTTACGTGGTGTACAACTATCTGGAGAAGATCTGGTTCTACGGCACACTTGATCGGTCTGCGTGGTTGGACTCCGGACTCTTGCCGTACCCTATTGCCACGACCTACGACCCTAACACCCAACTCGGGCGCATCATCAACCACGAAAGTGGGTTGAACGATAACACCAGCGGAACGGACAGCGCGCTCAGCGCATACATCTCGTCCTCGGAGTTCGATCTGAACGATGGGCACAACTTCGGGTTCGTGTGGCGCGTCATCCCCGACATCACGTTCAACAACTCGACCAACTCCCCGACGGCGGTTGCGCCACGGGTCACGATGAGCCTTATCGGGCTGTACAACTCGGGCTCCGGTGCAATCGATACCGCCAGCGGGCTTGTGTCCAAGGGGAGTACGTACGTCATCACCGAGGAGTTTACGGGGCAGATCTACACCCGGGTGCGGGGGCGGCAGATGATCTTCAAGATCGAGTCCAACCAGATCAACACTAGCTGGCAGCTAGGCGCACCCCGTATCGACATCAAACCCGATGGTAGGAGGTGATGTGAGTCAAAACTACCTCCAATTCCCCGCTGCGCCAAATTTGGCGATTGCTCCGCCTGAGTGGGACACGAGATTTCAAGAACAGTTTTCGAATACACTGCGGCTGTACTTCAACCAGATCAGCCGTCTGCTGCAACAGCTTGCGGGTCCACAGGGTGGGTATCACATCAGCAACACTCACGCTGCGGTGCAGCGTACAACGGATCTAGTTTTTACTGCGGACACGGCCACGCTCGTCACATTCGATACAAACGACTCCTTGCTTGGGATGACTAACGACGGGACTGACGGTATCGTGGTCAGCAAAGCCGGGATCTACAACTATCAGTTTAGCGTGCAGTTCCGAAACGCTGAAAACAAGATCAACACGGGGTACATCTGGCTGCGTATCAATGGGGTTGATGTTCCGGGTACTACGAGTAAATTTGACGTTCCGTCCTCCCATGGTGGTGGAGATGGGTTCTTGATCGGCGCGGCAAACTTTTTTGTGCAAATGAACCCGGGTGACTATGTTTCTATGTACGCAGCAGTTTCCGATGTAGACTTGACCATGGACGCCGCGGTCGCGCAGACTACCCCGTTTGTTTGCCCCTCAATCCCTGCTGTGGTTGCTACCCTGTCATTTGTATCGGCACCTGCGACATGATTACTACGAACAAGTACGTCGGCGGCGGGATCGCTAGTCTTCTTGGTTCAGACGCCTCGCTTGCCGGGGCGTTTGACTTTACGCAAAGCGGCGAACCCGTGGTGCGGATGGCTGCAGGGGGCTACACCAACCAACAGATCATCGATGCCTACAACCAGTTTGTGGTTGGTGGGGGGATGAGCGAAGCCGATTTCGTGACCCATGCAGGGCAGTTCGGCATCTCCAATGATCAGTTGGCGCAGGCCCGAAACCAACTTCTGGGCATCACTCCTACCCCCACGGCTCCTCCGGTCACGCCCCCCGCAGCTTCCATTGGCCCGGCGCTGGGTACCAATGTCTACACTTCGACCGGTGGGGTACCCCCGGCTACCGGTGCAACACCCGCTCCCGTCGCTTCTGGAGTAACAAATCAGAACATCGTTGACTACGTCACGCAAGTCCTGAGCGCCCCGGGCGTCTCGCAACAGGAGCGAGCGAATCTGATCAACACCGCTGCGGCGGCTAACAACATCAGTCGGGATCGGATTGCACAAGCTACTGGGATTTCGCCGGAAGAAGTCAACGCGTACCTGAACATAGCCCCGCCTCCGACGGCCACGATTCCACCTGCGGCTGTTACCACTCGCCCCACCACCGTAGCTACCCCACCACCTGCGGTCGTTACCACTCGCCCCACCACCGTA